GGAGGAGGAAACAAACCTCCGGCTGATCAATCATCAACAGACTGGAATGTTGGTTTCATCAATAATGATGGTTCGGTTGCAAGTGATCTAAAGGATGTTCTGGAACAGACAACCATGAAGGAAGTGACGCTCTCAGAGAGCCTCCTTACACCGGGTGTCCAAACTACGATAATCATTGAAAGTGGTAATGATCTTACTAATTTGCCAGTGAAGAATCTGGATCTATTCTATAACAAGACGATGGTGATATATGCAAAGCGCGATGTCCTTAGAAGCGACCTACAGGGCAATAGGAAGTACGAATTCTCGACAGCACAAAGGATTTATCGGTTATCAGATCGAAAGCCCAAGAACTATCAAGTCGAGCAATTTAGCCTTCATGGGTGTGATCCGAGTCTTCTTCAGGATGTCAAGACATTTGTAAACGATTCGTGGGTATGCACTACACCTTCGGATATTACTAGAAGGGTAATGCAATGTCTGGACGTTGGTCCGGATCAATATGATATAGAAAGCAGCTATCCACCGCGAGATTTTACGGCCGAAAATCTGCATCCATTTCAGGTCATTCGGAAACAAGCCGAAGCAGCACTAGCAGGATCAAAAGATCCATCATTCGTCCACTTCATGACATATCAGAATCGTAGCCATGATGATATGCCAACACATAACTTTCGATCACTGACAAAAATGGCCGAACAGACACCTGAGTGGGAATTCAACTATTCAGCTAAAGCCAGCAATTCAGCCAACTATTCACGACCGGGTGATATCATGAAATATAATAGCCCATGTGACTTCGATCTTGTTTCGGATCTGATGAATGGATATGATGAGAACGGAAATCAGAAGGGCTCAGCCATATTTAGGGCCATTGATGAGACACTTGCGGGTATTCAAGGACTTCTCTCTGGTACTAGTTCCGTATTGCCATGCGGTGGTGTGCCTGATATCGTTGTCGACCAAGCGCCTCTCCTAGGAATAACAGGAGGATGTCCTACAATCAATTCTGATTCTTTGATATATAGAGAATCACGTATGGCGCTACTGGATAAGGACAAGATTGCAATGCAGATCACGATACCGTTCAATCCACAGATGAATGTAGGCAGAACAATCGATATCATGTTTTATACCAAGAACGGTGAACGAAACTATGGTAGTGGCCGTTATCTGATAACAAACCTTCTCCATAATCTGAAGTCAGGTGGATTTGGTGTGACGGTTATGGATTGTGTCTCAGATACTGTGGCCGCAGGTAAAGTAGGAAACCGATAATGGCGATAAGATATGGTATTGTCGAGAGTGTAGATGGAAAGTATTTCAAGGTCCATGATAATGGTGCAATTTTTCAACCCGTTCGGATTTTGGGATCACATGGTAAGAGTATACAATCATCAAAATTGAAGTATATACCTTTATCGATACCATCAGGATCATCCGGCGCTTTCACATCAGGTCCTGCATTACCTCCTGGTACATATGTCAAAGTCGAGCAAGATACGGGTGAGGGTGATAGCACACTAGGCAGAATTGTCGGTATCGCTCAGGGCAAAGTCGATATGGCAGGCATTAAGAACTTTGTCAATGAAGATCCCCGAACTGTTCCATTGAATAATGTTGAGGAAATCATGAGTGTGGAGAATAGGGCGGGTTCACCGACGCAATGGTTTCCTAAGGGTGTGAGACCATTTACACTAAAAAATCGCGATGGTCTATTTCCTCATGGAGCTGAGGCTCCTTTCATGTCAAGTCTAGTGCCTGATATAAAGCGAATAGAGACTGCATTTCAATCATCCATTTCGAGCATGACGGATAATCTCCAGTCTCTAATACCCGGAAACATATTTTCTCTTGGCCAACTTAAGGATCTATTGACCGATTCCATGAAGAAGGAAATATTCGATGCCATACCGGAAGATGCAGGTAAAGCCCTGAATTCGCTTCTCAACAATCTTCGAACATCTAGTGGTGGTATGGATGGTAAGAGGGTTAATCTACCCATCTTTCTTGCGAATGTGGTAAATGAGTTGAAAAATGCCAAAACGCCGAATGATGTAATGGAAAAGATCTTGAATATAATGCAGGACGAAAGTTTGTCTGGAATGGATCTATTAGCAAGCATAGAAACAGAAATTGAGGGTGCGTTCGGCACAATCAAACTCCAAATTGATGGTTCAGGCAATATTACAGAAGTCCTGGATGATGTTGTATCTCAGGCCATGAGCGCATTTAGTTCAGTATTGAGTAGTTTACCTTCAGTCTCCGGTGCATTATTCGATCAATTCAATGATATGCAGGATGTGATGAGTAGAACTGCCGGTACACACCCAAAATTGATTAGTATGCTTAAACAGATAGAACGATCACCCACATAAGGAAATTATATAATGACAGAAGATCCATCCAAAATAGGTAAACCAGTAATAAAGGGTATAGTCAATCCTGTATTAGCCTCAGGCCATCCCCACGTGGGCAACCAATGTGTTACAAGATATCCAAACGGAAGCTGTGTGATTGTTGATTATAACAAGGGCAATGAGCATATCCGAGTCGAAAATATGGGTAGCTCAATAACACTATGTCCTGATGGTTCAGTAAAGGTTGTTTCGGCTGCAGGCAAGATGGGCCTTGAAATCAATGGTGAAGGATATATCAAGATCACAGGCCTCTATACTATTGAAGCGGATGGGGATATAGGTATCGTTACAAAAGGTAAATGTGATTTTAAGGTAGCGGGTGATATGAACTTTGCGGTCACAGGTGGTTTTAATGTTACATCAAAAGATATGAATTTGGTTGCCGCAGAGAAATTTGATGTAGGAGCAGAATCGATTACCATCAACGGCGTGAAAACTCTTGTAACAAGTTCAACCGGCACATCGGTCAAATCATACGGTCCCGTAGAATTGTATTCAACCGGCGAGACGGTTGATATATTTTCTTCTGGAGAGACAAAAATAAGAGGCGAGACTATTAATCTTAACCCGACAAGCTAAGGAATAAGCAATGCCAGGTGTGCATAGAAATGGTGATGGTAGATTTTGTGGTGCGACGACAATTGGGACCGCATCAAGTGTTCTGATAAATGGTCAACCATGTGCTGTTGAAGGCGATGTTGTATCAGTGGAGTCGCATGGCGGAGGAGGCGCTCTTAAAGCAGAATCTGGCGCAAAAAATGTTTATGCCGAAGGTCGATTGATTATTTGTGCGGTTGGTAGTGATACTGTATCGTCGTCTGATAATCAGGCCCATGGAGTAGGTGAGGCTGATCCACTTGGCCATTCGATGAATGTCATTTTATATGGCGGTGCTGCTGGTGGTGGATCATGAGTTTACTAAGAGGTGAGATCATCCGAGCCGGTAATAATACGGCCAGAGTGAAAAATGTATATGCTAATGGATTGATTGTCCTTACGGATGTGAGTGGTACCATAGAAAGCGGCACAACGATTACGGGCGACGATTCGGGAGAGACCATTACTCTGAGTACCTTTGCGATAACCACAGAGTATGATCTGTATTATGAGGATGGATATTTGATCGAAGGTGATTATGTTACACTGGATAGCGGCGCATTTGTAGTGCAGGATGCACACTTTACAGGCACACCAAGCCAAAACTATCAGAGGGACAACTACATTGTATTGGACGAATAAATGGCAGTAGCATTATCAAACCTTACGGCCCAATGGGCCAATACAAGTATAGATTACACAGCCATTGAGATGGATGCCAATAGTACTGGTCATGGTGCCAATACTAAACTATTGGACCTGAAGGTCAATAGTGTATCACAAATGTCTGTTACTGCCAATGGTATGATTAATGTCAATACTATTAAGGCCTCGACATATATTGGGTTAAACCTGACACCCGTATTTGCTCAAGCCAATGATGCGTATGATCGCGCTAATACAGCATACATCCATGCAAATAATGCATATAACCAAGCCAACACAGCCTACACTCATGCTAATAATGCGTATAACTCAAGCAATACAGTTCTATTGACAGCCCAAGGTGCTTTTGCTACAGCCAATGCCGCCATAGCGAGTGATATAGTGCTTGAGTTTGTTGCAGAGAGAATGGCAGGAGATTATTCAACATCAAGCACCTCTGCTAGTGATTTGACAGGTCTGGCTTTCTCTATTGGAGCAAATGAGACATGGGAATTTGAAGTCTCAGGCTTATATACTGTAGTAAACGACACTGCGGTAGGTCGGCTCCAAGCATCTGGACCAGCCACACCTACTAGTGTGGCTATGAAGGTGTCAAGCGTAAAGGCGAATGCTACAGCGGTAGTAGAGGCCATCGC